CTAATGGTGATATTTATTTTATACCTAGTGATGCAGTAGTAGGGCAAAAAATATCGTTTAACGGTACGGTGTCAACGTATTCGTTAAGTTATACAGTAGCCACGGCATACGTTGGCGGCGTATTAGCACCAAACGGCGACATTCATTTCGTTCCATATACGGCACAAGTAGGGCAGAAAATATCTTTGTCCGGGGTTATTTCTACTTATTCAATACTGTACGTTACTAGTAACGCATATAACGGTGGTGTTTTATCTCCTGATGGAAGTATAAATTTTATACCTTACGAAGCAGCCGTAGGCCAAAAAATCTCCACTTGCCCAGCCATTCCATTAGGCATTGATTCATGCCTAAGTTCATACCTTAATAAGTTCTAGCCATGCCATACGTCATTAAAGACAGGGTCAAATCCACGACCACCACGACGGGTACAGGCACTTATACGCTTGGCTCTGCTGCTGTAGGCTTCCAAGCCTTCTCAGTTATTGGTAATGGCAATCAGACGTACTACTGCTGCACGAATGGCACGGACTGGGAATTAGGCTTAGGCACTTATACGTCATCGGGTACAACGCTTTCCCGCGACACAATCCTTGCATCATCCAATAGTGGTAACGCAGTCAACTGGAGTGCTGGCACACGAGACATTTACGTTACGTATCCTGCTGAGTACACCCCCGGCGCGGTGCCAAAAGCTGATACAAGTGCTGTTGGTACGGACCTTGTGGCATGGAACAACTTAAAGAAGGTCTTGGATCTGGGCGTCCAAGAAGGTGTGCCATATGCCAATAACAGCACCAATGGGATGGTGAGTACGTTTAGTTTACTTTACACGGCAGATAATGCTTACAACGGTGGCGTCTTAGCCCCTAATGGTGATATACATTTTGTGCCTTCACTAGCAGACAGAGGTCAAAAAATATCAGTTTTTGGCGTTGTATCTACGTACTCATTAGTTTACACAAGCACAACCGAGGCCGCTTACAATGGCGGCGTATTGGCCTCTAATGGTGATATTCATTTTGTAATTAATCAAGCTGCTAGAGGTCAAAAAATATCGGCCTCTGGAGTGGCATCCACTTATTCTTTGGTATATACAGGCGCAGGACGGTTTACGGGTGGTGTTTTGGCTCCAAACGGGGATATTCATTTTGTTCCAACAAGCGCGGCGGTAGGACAAAAAGTATCTGCTGCTGGCACTGTTTCTACTTATTCATTGGTTTATACAACAACAAATGCTTATGTTGGCGGCGTCTTAGCCCCTAACGGAGACATACACTTTATACCTAGAAGCGCTAACAGAGGACAAAAAATATCTGCCGCTGGTGTTGTATCAACTTATTCTTTGGTTTACACAACAAGCTTTGCATATCTTGGTGGTTGTCTGGCATCCAATGGAGATATTCATTTTGTTCCAGAAAATGCGTCTGTAGGTCAAAAAGTATCTGCTTCTGGTGTTGTCTCTACCTACTCATTGGTTTATACAGCATCAGGGGTAAATACATATACAGGCGGTGTTTTAGCTCCTAATGGAGATATACATTTTGTACCTCGTGGTGCAGACAGAGGTCAAAAAATATCAGCTTCTGGCGTGGTTTCCACTTATTCATTAGCGTATACAACAACTAGTGCGTATGAGAGTGGCGTACTTAATTTTAATGGGAGTATTGTTTTTATACCAAGAAACGCAAACCGAGGTCAGCTTATCAACACCAATGCTACCTTCCCCATAGGCGTTTGTCTTTCACCATTTTTTAACAAGTATTAGGAGGATTTGTGTATAGCCGCGACAAAATCATTGCAACCATGCAAGAAATTTACGATGAGTCAAAAAGCATTGCGCCGTATGTCGTGATTGCCCAGCCTCGTCGAAACTTAGAAGAGACTGCGGCTCAAAACTTTGATGGCTATGATGGCCTTCACATTGACTTACTTGGCTTTTCCCACGGCTTTTGCAATATCGGCGGTGAGAAGGTTGACGTTGCTCGTAACTACTTGATTGAGCAAGCTCTTGAGTCAGGTGCCAAGTACCTGTTCTTTGTGGGTGAAGATACTGTCATCCCCTATGACGGCTTCAAAGTGTTGCACGAAACAGCAGAAGCTAATCCCGGCTGCATCGTGACGGGCGTGTACTACATCAAATGCTCAGATGCCATGATCATGGTGCGTAATGGCAACTGGATCACGATTCCCAACGTAGACCCCGGCCAATTAATTCAAGCGTGGCAAACAGGCATGGATGCCATGCTCATCCCGATTGAGATCCTGCGTCAGATGAAAGAAGAAGCACCTGACGTACCCTTCTGCTGCATTGGCAACAACGTGGATGGTCCCAAGGGTGTGATCCCCTTTATCGGTGAAGACAACTTCTTTGTCCACCGACTGCATAAGCGTGGCACCAAGCTTTTAGTGAACACGGATGTTCAATGTTTGCACATGGACCTTGCTTCAGGCATGTACACCGCGCATCCATCGGTCAATCTTAAAAACTTTTATACCAACATTAAGCCCACCAGACCACTGACGCTGGATGACAAGGACTTCATTGATCGGCGCTGGCATGATCGCTTGCCTGAAGGCTCAGGCGTTAAGCCCAAGTATGCTGGCATCATCAGCCGTTTGATGGAAGAAGGCCAGTCCATTAAGTTCAATATGGGCTGTGGCATGGAACGACTTCCAGGCTACTTGGGCGTGGATAAGTACAGTGACCGTGCTGACATTCGTATGGATGTCTTTGAGTTATCACTGCCAGAAAATTGCGCTGATGAAGTGTTGGCAAGCCATTTGATTGAGCATTTGCCCATGCACCGTGCGCCAGAGATTCTGATGAAGTGGCGTGATGCGTTAAAGCCAGAGGGCAAGCTTGTTATTGAAACGCCCGATCTGCAAGCACTGTGCAAAGAATTTGTTGAAGGCAAAGACAGGCACAACATAGCTGCCTGCATATTTGGTGCTGCGGTAGAAAACCCTGATGATCCTGAAGTCAAGGAGAAGGGTGCTTTATCTCCCCACCTTTGGGGCTACACACCTGAAACCTTGAAAGAGTTGGTGGAAGCCATTGGATTTAAGAATGTTCATATCTTGCCTGCTAAGGGTCAGCATCCCGGCAAGAACTTCAGACTTGAGGCTATGAAGGAGGCCGCATGAGCATCTCACTAGAAGGCTTGATGTCCCCCGGCGGGGACGAGACACGGGCATTAGCCCTTCTCAAGGTGGAGCATAACGGTCTGACGTATGACTGGCAGGCTTTTGTGCCACCCAATACCGACCTGACGACGTTTATAGCGCAGTCTGAATCAGCCATCAAAGCACAGATTGACGCTAAAGAAGCGGCATGGGCAGCACTCACACCCAAGACTCGGGAAGTTACTGATCCCATCACGGGTGAAACCAAGACAGTGCCGATTGAAAAGTCAGAGATTGTCCGGCCTGATATTCCTGATTACTACGCCAAACGCCGTGCTGAGTATCCTTCCCTTGGTGATCAATTAGATGCCATATGGAAGGGTGGTGACGCTCAGACGGCTATGCAAGCACAGATTGCTGCAATCAAAGCAAAGTATCCCAAGGGGTAAATCATGGCAGGCATTGTCATTATGTTTTTTGGTGGTGGCGGTGGTGTCATCATCATTCTTGGTGAGGGTGCCTTTTCTGCTGCGCCCATGATGGAAACTGCATTTGGTGGCTAATCATGAGCGACGATTTAGACAAGCGCTTATCCGTACATGAAGCAATTTGTGCGCAACGCTACGAAAACATTGAAAAACGCCTTGGTGATGGCAGCAGGCGTATGCGTCACATTGAGTGGCTGCTCTACATCACGATTGCCGCGGTCCTGCTTGGACCTGGTGTTGCGGCCATGTTTGTGAAAAAACTGCTGGGGATATGATGGATGATAAGACCCACGAACTGGCGGTCCTCAAGGCGCAAGCCAAGATTCGGCTTGAGGAGTTAAAAGCACAAGACTCCGCCAAGGAAGTTGCTGGAAAAGCGATTGGTGAAGATGGCCTGCTTTACATCTTCATGATTGTGCTGGTGGGTGTAGGCGCATCACTTTTCTTGGAAGGCGAGAAGATTGCTGCTGTCATGGGTTTGCTTGGTGCTTCACTTACTGCACTTATTCAAATGCTCAACGGCATTGCTGGCACTGCTGCCAAGCAAGAAAAACCTGAGTTTGAAGTCATCAAGGATCTTATCCATCGCCTTGACAAGCTAGACCGTGCCGAGCAACCCATGCAAGTGGACGTTGAAGGCAGCAAAGTCACGGTCAAAAAAGGCCTAGACGTTGTAACGGCTAAGGGGTAATCATGCTCTCACTTCTCTCCACGCTCGGTGGGTTGCTGATCTCAGGCTTGCCCAAGCTGCTTGATTACTTCCAAAACAAAGCCGACCAAGCCCACGAGCTTGAGCTTGCAAGGATGCAGTCAGAGCGTGAACTGGCGCTTGCCAAGGAAGGGTTCTTAGCCCAGCAGCGTGTGGAAGAGATCCGCACCGACCAGATCGCCATGCAAACTGACGCTCAAATGACAGTTGCAGCACTGGATCACGACAAGCAGATTATTGAAAAGTCCAGCAAATGGGTCGTGAATTACATTGGTACGGTACGGCCTAACGTCACTTACTTGCTGATCCTAGAACTGATTGCCATTAATGCTGTGCTTGCGTATTACATTTGGCAGCATCCACACCTTGTGCAGAACATTGACGATTTGATCCGAGTCAGTGCCATTATCTTTTCCGAAGATGAGATGGCCATGCTTGGCGGCATTATTGGGTTTTGGTTTGGCTCGCGTAGCTGGCAGAAAAAGTGAAAACAGGTCAGGCTGGCATCGAGTTGATGCACAGGTTTGAAGGCAAGAGTCTTAAGCCTTATTTATGCCCTGCTCACATCTGGACGATTGGCTACGGTCATGTCTTGTACCAAGATCAAATCAAGTTACCTGTAGTGAGAAAAGATGGCTATACAGGCATTCTCCGCAAGGACTACCCACTTGCAGCCAAGGATAATCGCGCTTGGACGCAAGAGGAGATTGATCGCCTTTTTGAGGATGATCTCGTCCGTTTTGAACGCGGTGTTCTTAGAATGTCTCCTAATCTTGCTGGCCGTCAGTCAAGCTTCGACGCTGTGGTCAGTTTTGCGTTCAACGCTGGAGTTGGGAATTATCAGCGGTCTTCGATAAGAATGAAGAACAACCGTGCAGACTTTGAAGGCGCAGCAGAAGCATTTATGGCATGGACCATGGGCGGCGGCAAAGTATTGCCAGGCTTAGTGAGGCGTCGCAACGCTGAAAAATCGCTTTACCTGAGAGGTGATTGATGTCATCAGCAGTCAAGTCAGATCCGGCTAAATGGAAGCGCATCGTTGCATCTGTCAAAGCCTCGGGCAAAGGTGGCTCACCAGGCCAATGGAGCGCCCGTAAAGCACAGTTAGCCACCCAGAAGTACAAAGGGTCTGGCGGGGGTTACAAAGGCCCTAAAAAAGCGGATAATTCGCTCTCAAAGTGGACGAAAGAAGACTGGGGTACGAAGTCTGGTAAGCCGTCCACACAAGGCCCCAAAGCAACTGGCGAGCGTTACTTGCCCAAAGCAGCACGAGAGAAGCTCACCCCTTCTGAATACGCGGCAACAACCCGAGCCAAGCGTGAAGGCATGAGGCAAGGCAAGCAGTTTGTGCCCCAGCCCGAATCGATCAAGAAGAAGGTGTGGTAATGGCCTACGCAATGACTTACGACAACTTGGTGATAGACATCCAGCAATACCTGGAGCGCACTGACGCCGAGACTGTTGCTCGCATTCCTACCTTCATTGCACTTGCCGAGCAGGTCATTGCCAGTCAGATCAAGTTTTTAGGCAACTTGACCGTGCAAAACAGCACGATGACTGCTGCCAATCCCGTGATTGATAAGCCTGCACGGTGGCACAAAACAGTGTCCATGAACATCACAGTGGCAGGCAAGCGTTACCCTGTTTTGCTACGGAAGTATGAATACTTGCGTGAATACTGGCCTGATCCGACTCAAACAGGCATTCCCAAGTTTTACTGTGACTACGATTACACGCACTGGTTTGTGGCTCCAACGCCGACGCTTGCTTATAACTTTGAAGTGCTTTACTACGAGCGCGTGGCACCATTAGACGCTACGAATCAAACCAACTGGTTCACGGTTTACGCGCCTCAGGCATTGCTCTACGGCTCACTGTTGCAAGCTATGCCATTCCTTAAAAATGATGAGCGCACACCGATCTGGCAGGCGCAGTATGACGCCATCATACAAACCC